CTCCCGCGCGAAGGAAGCCGCAAAAGCGGCAAATCGGGCGTCTGGGAGCGCTAGGCTGGCGTGCGTGGCGATGGAGAGGCTGTCTGTGGCGGTTCCGGGGGCTCTTCTGGCGGATCTGCGCGCCCGCGTGGCTCTGGATGGTCTGTCCTTCGCTGAGGGGGCCCGTCAGGCGCTCGAGCGGGGCCTTCGGCGCGATGCCCCGGAGAACGAGTCGCCGGCGGAGGAGGCGATGCGGCTTCTGGCGCAGGATGCGCGCGCGGGCAAGACGAGCGCGGTGATCCAGTACGCCAGGATGACGGCGGCGGGGCAGACGGCGCCGCCGGCGGGTTCTGACCCGGATGACGAGCTCGCGGCGAAGCGCCAGCGCCGGTGAGCGGCGTGGAGGAGCCTTACGTCTGGCCGGGCATCGTGGGCGTGGTGGTTGTGCACGAGGAGCCGTCGGTTTGGTGGTTGCGGCTCGAGCTCGAGCATGGAGTCGTCCTGGTGCCGCTTCTGGGGCTCCTGGCGGCCGGCGCCGCGCTCGATGAGGGGTTGAACCGCGCGCTGGCGGACCTATGAGCGAGCTCGAGGACTTCGCCGGCTTCTGTTCGCGCCTTGAGCTCGAGTCGGGGCGCCCGATGCGCCTCGAGCCCTTCCAGGAAGAGCTCCTGGGCGCGTACTTCGAGGGCTGCCAGGAGACGCTCGCGATCTTGCCGAAGAAGAACGGCAAGTCGACGCTGATGGCGGCCCTGGCGCTCTACCACTTGCTGGTGACGGCCGATGCGGAGTGCCTGATCGCCGCGGCGAGCCGGGATCAGGCGACGATCCTCTACGAGCAGGCCGCCGGCTTCGTGGATCGCTCCCCGGCGCTGCAGCGGCACGTCAAGGTGCAGCGCGGCTACCGGATGGTGCGCGCCATCCGCGGCAACGGGCGCATCCGCGTCCTCGCGGCCGATGTCGACACGGCCGATGGCGTCATCCCGACGCTGGCGCTCGTCGATGAGCTCCACCGCCACAAGTCGCTCTCCCTCTACGGCGTCTTCCGCGACGGACTGGGCCCTCGAGGGGGCCAGATGCTCACGATCAGCACCGCCGGCGACAGCGAGGCGGGGGCGCTGGGCGAGATGCGCGCTGCAGCGCACACGCTCGAGGGGACCCGCCGGGAGGGCCGCCACACCGTCGCGAGGAGCCCGAACGGCGGGTTCGTCCTCCACGAGTGGGCGCTGGACCGCGAGGACGACCGCTCCGACATGCGCATCGTCAAGCTGGCGAACCCCGCGTCGTGGCAGACGGAGGAGGCTCTGCGCCGGCGCTACGAGTCGCCCTCGATGCTCCCTGCGCAGTGGGCGCGGTTCGCGTGCGGCATCTGGCAGGCGACGGACGACTGGTGGCTGAGAGCGGAGGAGTGGGCGATGGGAGCCCGCGTCGGCGGCCTGCTCCCCCACGAGCGTATCGCCCTGGGCTTCGACGGCTCGAGGACGGGCGACAGCACGGCGCTCTGCGCCTGCCGGCTCGACGACGCCCTGCTCGTCCCGCTGGCGGAGTGGGCGGCCCCGGAGGGCCACCACCGCGACGGCTCCTGGGAGGTGCCGGCCGGCGAGGTCGACGCCGCTGTCGAGGACGCGATGAACCGCTACCGCGTCGTCCGCGGCTACTTCGACCCTCCGCTCTGGCAGTCGGACATCGACCGCTGGGGCCTCGAGTACGGGCAGCCCGCCGTCACGCCGTTCCACACGGCGCGGACGCCGATGCTGGCGGCCGTGGAGCGCTTCCGGACGGACCTGCTCGCCGGCGAGGCCGGCCACAACGGCGACCCCCGGTTGACCAGGGCGGTGATGAACGCGAGGATGCGCGAGGCGCGAGGAGGCTACTTCCTCGTCAAGGACACGCCGATGAGCCCGAACAAGATCGACCTGGCCGTCGCCGCCGTGCTGGCCTACGAGGCGCGGTGCGACGCGCTGAGCTCAGACGACCGGCCCGGGAGGCTCTACACGTTCTCGTGAGACGGCGGCGGCCCTACTTCTGCACGCAGTGCTGGCGGGCTGAGCGCCAGGCCGGCGCGAGCCTGCGCATCGCCTGGCAAGTCGCAAGGGGGCATCGGTCGTGACTCTCCTCTCTCCCACCGACGACTGGGTCGAGCTCGCGGCTCCCACGGACGCTACGGGCCCGGAACTCCTGATGGCCCGGCTCCTGGCCCGCCTGCAGGAGCGCGCGCCGCTCTGCGACCTCTACACGGATTACATCGAGGGCCGCCACGCCCTCGCGTTCGTCTCGAGCCAGTACCGCCGGGCGTTCGGCGCGATGCTGGCGGGGATGAGCGACAACTGGTGCTCCCTGATCGTCCAGAGCGCGACTCAGCGCCTCGAGGTGCAGGCGCTCAAGGGCGGCGGCTCTGAGCGCGCCGACAAGCAGTTGCTCGACCTCTGGCGGCGGGAGGGCCTCGAGCTCGACTCTGGCCTGGGGTTCGGGGCGGCGGCGCAGCAAGGGGAGGCGTACCTCCTCGTCCAGCCCTACCTCGATGCCGGCACGCCGCGCGCGCGCATCACCGTCGAGCACCCCCGCCAGTTCATCGTCCTCCGCGACCCCGCAGATCGCCGGCGGCTCCTGGCGGCCCTCAAGGCGTGGTGGGATGAGGACGCCGGCGCCCTCTACGTGACGCTCTGGACGGAGCAGACGATCCATCGGCGCAGCAAGCGCTCGCGGGACCCGTGGCTGATGCAGCGCGAGGACGAGAGCCTCCCCGACGAGGAGAACGCCCTGGGGGAGGTCCCTGTCGGCGTGCTCCTGAACGACCCTCAACTGCTCCCGGCGCGCCCGCCGCTGGCGCTGCTCATCCCGCCCCACAACGCCCCGGACGTCCCCGTCGGCCTGGGCCGCTCCGACATCGCGGACTTCATCTCGACGCAGGACGCCATCGACCAGCTACTCACGAACATGCTGGTCAGCGGGGAGTTCGCGGCGTTCCGCCAGCGCTGGGCAACAGGCCTCGAGGTGCCGAAGGACCCCGACACCGGCCAGGCGATCCAGCCCTTCCGCGCCGCCGTCGAGCGCGTCTGGGTCAACCCGAAGGCCGACGGGGCCTTCGGGGAGTTCAGCCCGACCGACCTGGCGAACTACATCCAGGCGCTCGACTGGCACATCAGGAGCATCGCCTCGAGGAGCCGCATCCCGCCGCACATCTTGATGAGCGGCTCCGGCAACTGGCCTTCGGGAGAGAGCCTGGATGCCGCGGAGACGGGGATGACCGACAAGGTCACGGGGAAGCAGAGGAGCACGGCCCCGGGCATCAGCCGCGCGATGGCGCTGGCCGCTCGCATCGAGGGCATCTCGGTCAAGGGCCCGCAGATCGGCGTCGACTGGACGGCGGGCGGCCGGCGGAGCGAGGCGGCGCTCGCGGACTCCCTGGTCAAGCGCCTGACCCTGGGCGTGCCGCCACAGCAACTCTGGGAGGACTACGGCTACTCGCCGGAGCAGATCGCGACGTTCTGGGCGGCCATCGACGAGGCGCGCGCGCACGGCCTGACCGTCGGGAAGCCGGCGGGCCCGGCGCCGGGCGACCCCTCCGCGGGGGCGCCGCCAGGACTCCCGCCGGGGGAGAGTGGACTGCCTCCCGTTGCGGAGCCCCCGCCTCCCGCGGTAGCGTAACCCCCGATGGGCGCAGACCCCCCGGCTCCGGCCTCCTCGAGCGCAGACCCCCCTCGCACGTTCTCTCAGGCGGAAGTGGACCAGATCGTGGCCCGCCAGCGCCGCGAGATGCAGGAGAAGCTCGATGCCGCCAACGGCGAGCGCGACACGCTCCGGGCGCGCGTAGGCGAGCTCGAGCCTGTCGTCGCGGAACGCGACCAACTCAAGGCGCGCGTAGGGGAGCTCGAGCCCATCGTCGGCAAGACGCGCGTGGAGAGCGCGCTCATCACGGAGGCGGTCAAGGCCGGGGCGAAGCGGCCCGACCACATCGTCCGGCTCATCGACCAGAGCTCCGTGCGCCTCGAGGACGACCAGGTCAAGGGGGCGGCGGAGGCCATCGCCGCGCTCGCCCAGGACTCCCCCGGCTACTTCTCGACAGCACCCCAGCCCTCGCCGCCCACGGACGGCGGGGCGCGTAGCCGCTCAGCGCCGCCCCCGACGGCGGCTCCGAACGACGAGATCAACAACGCGATACGCGGAGCAGCGGGCTACCCCGCGCGGTAGGGCGAGGCGCCCAGCGGCGCCGGCAGTGAGCAGGCCCCAGAGGCCGGAGGCGCTCGAGAGAGCGCGGACATACCTCTGACCGAAGGAGAAGCGCTAGATGCCTGGCATCTACGACCAGCTTGTTACCCGCACCGATGTCGCCGGCCTGCTCCCCCAGCCCGTCGTGATCGACCTGCAGGAGGACATCCGCCGCACCAGCATCGTGGCGAGCATGTTCCGCCACATCCCGATGACCTCCGGCCAGGCGAAAACCAGCGTCCTCGACGCCCTCCCTTACGCCTACTGGGTCAACGGGGACACGGGCCTGAAGCAGACGACCAAGGTCTCGTGGACCGGCAAGATGCTGACCGCGGAGGAGCTCGCGGTGATCGTCCCGGTGCCGGAGGCGGTCATCGCCGACGTGAGCGTCGACATCTTCGCTCGCCTGCGCCCGCTGCTCGCGGACGCCTTCGCCGCCGTCCTCGATGCCGCCTGCGTCTTCGGCGTCAACCGCCCCGCCACGTTCGCTCAGGCCCTCGTGCCAGGGGCCGCCGCGGCAACGCCGACGCAGGCCATCGTCAACGCCGATGTCGTCGCCGGCATCGACGACGCCCTGGGGCTCCTCGAGGGCCTCGACATCAACATCAGCGGCATGGTCGCGCGCTCGAGCGTCCGCGGCGCCGTCCGGAAGGCGCTGAGCTCCCTGGGCGGGGCGAGCTCGCTGGGCCAGGCGCCCAACGACTTGTTCGGCTACCCGATCACGTACCCCAGCGGGACGCTGTCGTGGCCGGCGAACCTGCAGAGCATCATCGGCGACTGGAACGCCGCGGTCCTGGGCGTCCGCCAGGACATCACCTACAAGGTGCTGTCGGAGAGCGTGATCTCCGACGACGCCGGGAAGGTGATCTTCAACCTCGCCCAGCAGGACGCCGTCGCGCTCCGCGCTGTCGCCCGGTACGCGTTCACGACCGCCGACTCGCTGACCATCGACGCGGCCGGCCAGATCAAGAAGAGCTACCCCTTCGCCACGACGGCGACCGCGTAGGAGGAGGAGCTCGTGAGCGCGGACCCCCCAGAGCCCATCTGCACTCCGCCAGATGTCGCCGTCTGGCTCCGCGCTCGCACCCAGGACGACGAGGGCCGCGAGCAAGGCCTGTTCACGGAGGCGACGCGGCCCTCCGTCCTGCAAGTGGAGGCGGCCATCGCGACAGCCCACGCGATGGTCGCTCTCCGCGTCGGCTGGGAGAGCCCGGACGCCTGCCTCGAGGGCTACCGCTACTGCGTCAGCCTGGCCGCCGCCTGCATCATCGAGAAGAGCTTCTTCCCGGAGCAGATCGCCGACAACCGGAGCCCCTACGTCCAGTTGAACGACGAGCTCTCCCAGGCGCTCGAGGGCCTCTACCAGTGCGTTGTCGATGGCGGCCTGGGGCCCGGACCGACGCCTGGCGGCGACACCGCGGGCGCTTACGACATCTGCACGCCGCGCGAGCCCTGCGACTGGCCGGGCGAGCTCTTCGTCCCCGCCAACTGGAACAACCCGTACGCGGAGGACGTCGACGACGAGTTCGAGCCCTCCCAGGCGCAGACCTGGCTCGCCGGGATGCAGGGGACGTGGCAGGGCGAGGTCGACCAGTACGGCCAGCCCATCGCGCCGCTCCCGACGACGCACGACACGAGGACCGGGTCGTGAGCGTCAGCGTCCGCGGCGAGAAGCGCGCGGCCGGGGTCATCCTCCGCGCTGGGCGCAAGGCGCAGGACCAGAGCTCGAGCCTCGAGAGCGCCGCCCAGGCCTCCGGGGCCATCGCTCCGGGCGGCTGGCAGTCGCAGTCGGGGGAGCTCACGGGGAGCCTGGGCGAGCCGCGCGTCGAGGCGTCCGCCGACCGCGTCGTGCTCTGGGACACCGTCCCCTACTCCCGCTTCGTGTTCTACGGCACGAGCCGCCAGCAGGCCCAGCCGCCGCGCGTCACCGTCCGCGTTCTCGCCGGCGCCGCGAGCCGCAAGGTCGCCGACGACCTGGTGAGCCCGTGAGCGCCCAGGACGCCACGTTCGCGGAGCTCTGGGGCCCCGACCCCTACGACGACCCGCTCGAGGTCTTCGGGCCGCTGGTCGGCGCGCACGAGGTCGAGGCCGCCCTCGTCGAGCTCCTGCAGACCTGGACGTGGACGTACCTCAACGAGGTCTGCCGGCGCGCCGGCATCGCGCCAGGAGCGCTCCCGCCGATTCGCTCCTGGCGCGTGAGCTCCGACATGGAGAACTTCCCGGAGGACCAGCACCCCGCCGTCATCGTCCGCTCCCTCAGCGCCCAGGTTGTCCGCCGCGGCGGCGGGCAGACCAGCCACCAGCAGACGTGGCGCTGGACGCTCGAGGTTGGCGCCCAGACGGTGACGCGCTCCATCAAGGCCGCGAACGCCGCGACGCCCCAGCCTCGCCTCGTCGCCCTGATGTACGCGACGGCTCTGCGCGGCGCGCTCATCCAGAAGCGCGACGCCGGGAAGCTCCTGGGGATGATCGACGTCCAGGGGGAGCGCTACACGGAGCTCGCGTCGACGGCGGATCGCTCGACGCATCTGGCCTCCGTCCTGGCGCTCGTGGAGGTCCCGCATGTGGCGGAGTGGGGCCGCGGCCCGGCGACGCCCATCGAGCCCGACGACCCCGACGTCCCCGCGAGCCCGGAGGAGCCGACGTGGCCGCCGGCGAGCGAGCTCGACCCGCACCTCCAGAAGGGGCCCCTCGACGCTCCGCTCGAGGACGACGACCCCGGCGACCAGCTACCCGACCCCAGCAGGAGGTGAGCCGTGCCCAGGCCCGGCGTGACCGTTCACATCGAGGAGGACACCACCAGAGGAGCCGCTCCTCTCGACACCGGGCAGGCCTACATGGTGGGGCTGTCGGACAGGGGGCCGGTCGGCGCGACGCGCGTCCTCTCCCTCAGCGACTTCAAGACGCAGTTCGGGGAGGCCGCGAGCGTCCTCAAGGACTCCGTGATGGCCTACTTCATGGAGGGCGGGTCGAGCCTCTACGTCAACCGCATCAGCGGCCCGGCCGCGGAGGCGGCGACGGGCGCGTTCGGGGCGATGACCGCCGACGCGAGCTCGCCCGGCGACTGGGCGAACACGATCAAGGTCGACAGCATCGCGCCGCCCAGCGGGAGCCCCGCCGGCTCCGCCGTCATCAAGGTCAGCGACGGGAGCACGGAGCTCGAGCGCTCCCCCGCCGTCTTGACGGAGGGCGACGCCGCCTCATGGGCCTCGCGCTACAGCCAGTACGTGCGTCTGACGGCCGCCGTGGCTACCGACCCTGTCCCCGCCCCGCCGGCGACGGTTTCGCTGGCAGGAGGCGTCAACGACGAGACCGTCGACGAGGCCTCCGTCGGGGCCGCCCTCGACGCGTTCGGCTACCAGTTGGGCCCGGGCCAGGTCCTCGCGCCCGGCCTCAGCGCGCCGGCCGTCCATCAGGCGCTCTGCGCGCACTCCGGCTCCCACCACCGCGTCGCGCTCCTCGACCCCCCGAACACGGGCTCGAGGACGGAGCTCGAGGCGGCCATCGAGGCGATCCAGCCGACGAAGGAGAGCCGCTACGCGGCGCTATTCGCTCCCTGGGTCAGCTACCCGGCGGAGGTCGCGCCGGCGACGACCCTGGTCCCCTACAGCGCCATCGAGGCCGGCATCATCGCCCGCGTCGACGCCGGCGGGAACCCGGCGGTCAGCGCGGCCGGCGACCGCTCCGTCCATGCCTCGAGCCTGGGCCTCCTCTACGAGTGGAGCGACGCCGACCACGAGGCGATGAACGCCCAGGGCATCAACCTGGGCAAAGTCGTCTACGGCGACATCGAGACGTACGGCTACCGGACGGCGGCGGCGGGCCCGGAGACGAACTGGATGTTCTTCGGGGAGAGCCGCGTCGTGATGGCAATCGCGCACGAGGCGGACGTCGCGGCCCAGACGTACCTCTTCGACCCCATCGACGGGCGCGGGCACCTCTACTCCAAGCTGGCGAAGGACCTCATCGGCATCTGCTCGAGGTACTACGACATGGACGCCCTCTACGGGGCGACGCCTGGGGATGCGTTCCGCGTTGAGGTCGCCTCCGCGAACACGATCAAGGACGCCGCGGCCGGCACCGTGATCGCGACGATCCGCGTCAAGACCAGCAAGGTCGCGGAGTGGGTCGACATCCCGATCACCAAGGTGCCGCTCGACCGGGCGGTCTGAGAGGAGGAGCAATGGCAGGCCCGTTCAACCAGCCCCTCTCGCGCCCTACGCGCGAGGACACGATGCTCGTCACGCTCCGCGTCGACGACGTCGACTTCGGTGTATGGGACAAAAAGACCGGCGGCAACGCCGACAGCGAGGAGCAGAAGTACAACCCGGGCGGGATGGCGAAGGAGGTCTCCCTGGGGGGCCGCCAGACGCACGAGAACATCACGCTCTCGAGGGAGTTCGACTGGGGGCGCGACGCGCCCTCCCTGGGCTACCTCATCGACCGCCGCGGCAAGGGGAGCATCGTCATCGGTCAGCAGTTCCTCGACATCGACGGCAACGCCCGCGGCAACCCGCTCACGGCTACAGGGACGCTCAAGTCGGTGCAGGCCCCCGACCATGACTCGAGCGGCAACGACGCCGCCCTGGTCGAGATCGAGTGCACCATCGTCAGCATCGTGGCGCTATGAGCGAGCTCGAGGTCGAGGGCGCGGCCGGCTCGCTCCTGGCCCAGCTACAGCGCGCCGCGGCGGCGCAGCAGGAGGAGCAGACCCTCGAGCTCCCCGTCGGCGGGGCGTTCGCCGGCCTCCTGTTCGTCCGCTACCGCCCCCTGGGCCCTGAGCAGATGGACCGCTACGTGGCGAAGCGCGCGCGGGTCATCGACAAGGGCGGCGAGCTCGCGGACATCTCGAGCACCGACTCCTCGATGGACCTGATGGCGCAGGCCTGCGTCTGCCTCCTCGACCGCGAGGGGGAGGAGCTCGAGCTCGACGGCCGGCGCGTCCGCCTGGATGCCGCCCTGGCGGCGCTCCTCGAGATCCCCTACCCGGAGGGCTACGAGCCGACGGCCAGGGACGTCATCCTGCGCCTGTTCGGCAACAACGCCCTTGCCATCGATGCCCACGCCTCGAGGCTCCTCGACTGGATGCGCCAGCCTGTGGAGGTGCCGGGCCTGGGGGAAGCGCCGGCGGCTGGGTGAGGGTCCTGGGCGTGGCCGCCTCAGTCGGCATCGACCCCTCGAGCCTCCTCCGCGCCGGCCCCATCGAGCGCGAGTTCCTGCTCGCCGCCATCCCGGAGGCCATCGAGCACCAGCGCCGGTTCATCAAGGCCCAGGCCGTCGAGGTCGTCAACGCCTACGCGCAGGCCGTCAGGAGGGGCTAGGTGGCCGCCAACGAGGCCATCATCATCGAGCTCCGCCTCGCCGGCGCGACGCAGTTCCAGGCGCAGGCTCGAGGGGCCGCCTCGAGCATCAGCGGCATCGGGGACGCCGGCAAGAAGGCGGACGCCCCTACGGGCAAGCTGGGCAAGACGATGGGCAAGCTCGCGCCGCTCGCCGCCGGCGCCGCGGTGGGCGGCGGGCTGATGGCGGCCAAGTTCGGCGTCGATGCCGTCAAGGCCTTCCGGGAGAGCTACAAGATCGGCCAGCAGACCAGCGCGGTCATCAGGAGCACGGGCAGCAGCGCGAACGTGACCGCCGGGCAGGTCGGCAACCTCGCTCCCTCGCTGTCGAACAAGACGGGCATCGACGACGAGACGATCCAGACCGGCGAGAACATGCTGCTCACGTTCACCAAGGTCCGCAACGAGGCGGGCAAGGGGCCGAAGGTGTTCAACCAGGCGACCAAGACGCTCGTCGACATGACGGCGGCGCTGGGCACCGACCCCCAGAAGCAGGCGATCCAGTTGGGGAAGGCGCTGAACGACCCGATCAAGGGCGTGAGCGCGCTCGCCCGCGTCGGCGTCACGTTCGATGCCGCCCAGAAGAAGCAGATCGCCGGCTACGTCAAGCACAACCAGATGGCGAAGGCGCAGGGCGTCATCCTCCGCGAGCTCAACAAGGAGTTCGGGGGCTCCGCGGAGGCGCAGGCTACGAGCGCCGACAAGCTGAAGGTGGCGTTCGGCAACTTGCAGGAGAGCGTCGGGAAGCTCCTGATGCCGGCCGTCGAGGGGCTCTCGAGGCTCCTGCTCAAGCTGGGCCCCTTCTTCGGCAGGGGCGGCCAGGGCGCGAAGGCCATCGGGTCGGCGCTGAAGGCGCTGCAGCCGATCTTCGCGGCGGCGGCGAACTACGCGCGCCAGTTCGTCTGGGCGATCCGCCCGATCATCCAGAACGCCCACTACCTCGTCCCCGTCCTGCGGGTCCTGGCGATCGTCCTGGGCGCCACCCTGGTCGTCGTCCTGCGCTACGCGGCCATCCAGATCCGCGTCGTCGGCTACGCGATCCGCGGCCTGATCGCCGGCCTCAAGGTCGTCATCCCGATCATCGGGCGCGTCGCCAGCGCCGCCGCCGGCGTCGCCCGGACGCTCGCGCACCTCGCCTCCGTCATCCGCAACGCCGTCTCGAGCGCGTTCCGCTCTGTCGTCAGCCGGGCGAGGAGCCTCGTGGAGGGGTTCAAGAGCCTGGGCAAGGGCATCGTCGACGCCCTCGTCAACGGCATCAAGAGCGCCCCGGGGGCGATCCTCGACGCGATCAAGAGCCTCGTTCCTGGGGGCAAGGTCGGCGGGGCGGTCAAGAAGGTCTTCGGGTTCCAGCACGGCGGGACCGTGCTCCCCCACCAGCGCGTCCAGCTAGTGGGAGAGCGGGGCCCGGAGCTCGCAACGTTCCGGCCCGGCACCCGCATCACGCCGCTCTCGAGCTCATCGCTCCCGCGCTTGAGCCCGGCGGGCGCGGGCCCGGGCCGGGGCCAGATCGTAGTCCCGGTGTACCTCAACGGCCGGGAGATCGCTCGCGCAACGGCACAGGACACCGCTGACCAGCGCGCGCGGAGGGGCCGCTGATGCCGCCCTTCGGGCCCGCCTGGGGGCGGAGGGCGCCGGCGAGCACCCACCCAGTCTCGACCAGCAAGCGGAGGCCCCGCGAGGCCGCGATGACGGTCCCGGCCGGCTGGGTGGGCCTCGAGGCCGACAACCCGCCGATGCGGCTCCTCGCGCGCCTGGGCGCCGACGAGCCGGAGGTCGGGGAGGGCCTGGGCGGCTGGGATGTGACGGACCGCCCTCAGCAGGTGGCGATGACGACCTGGAAGGGCAACGCCCCGTACACGCTCTCGCTGCCGCTGCTCCTCGACGGCTTCGCGGAGAACCGCGACGTGGAGGGGCAGATCGCGACGCTCTACGACGTCGCGAGGGGCCGCGAGACGGAGCCCGGCAGCGTGCGCATCAGCGGCGTGCCGGGCCTGCCCGCCGACGAGTGGGTGATCACGGGCATCGAGCCCGGCGACGGCATCCGCCGGGAGACCGACAACAAGCGCGTCCGCCAGGCGCTCACGCTGGCGCTGCTCGAGTACGTCCCGCCGGAGTGGGAGAGCACGAAGCGCAACGCCCTCGTGGGCGCCAAGTCGCGGACGCGGCTCGTGACGGTCAAGCGCCTGAAGGGCGGCAAGGGGGAGACGCCGGCGCAGATCGCGCGGCGCCTGCACATCAAGTGGACGGAGCTCCGCGACGCCAACAAGGACGTGGCGCTGCTCGCCAACCGCGCGCTGAAGCCGGGGACGAAGCTGAGGGCGCCGCTGCCGGCCGCGAGCTCGCGCAAGGCCCGCAAGACGGGGAAGCGCAAGCGGTGAGCTCCGCGGCTGCGCACAAGCGGAAGGTCGCGAGGACCGGGCCCTTCCGCTGGGAGGCGTCGCTCGAGCGCAACCCCCGCGACTGGCGGCGCAACGAGCTCGTGGAGGCCGGCCTCGAGCCGACGCTCGCGCTCGACGACCTGCTCCTCAACTGGACCGACAAGCGCGCCGGCGACCTCTGGGCGCAGGGGGCGCTCACCGCGATCAAGTTGGAGAACGCCATCGACGGCGTCCCGACCGTCACGCTCTCCGTCCTCGACCCGGAGGGCGAGCTCTTCAACGTCCGCGCCGGGCGGATGCGCCCCCCGGTCAAACGCAAGTACCTCGTGGTCAAGGGCCGCAAGGTGCCGGCGCCGCCGGCGATGATCGATGAGGGCTGGAACCCCATCGTCCGCCCTGAGCTCATCGGGGGAGCGATGGACCTCGAGCTCAACGGCGTCGTCTTCCGGCTGGTCAAGGTCGGCTACCAGCACTCGACGGGAGCGACGGAGCTCACGTTCGAGCATCGTGTCGCCTACTGGCTCAAGCGCAAGCGCGGGGAGTTCCGGGCCTCGAGGGCGCAGGTCACCAGGGCGGAGTTCATCCTGGGCCTCCTCCGTCAGATCCGGACGACGAAGCCGCCGTTCATCTGCCCGCAGTTGCATAAGCGCCAGGCCATCGAGGCGCAGAGCCAGACGCTCCGCGCCGGCGCGAGCCCCGGCACCGACGCCCCCTCCACGGGCGACGGCGGCTTCTCCCCCAACGCCCGGCTGACCGTCAAGCACAAGGCGGCGACGGCGGCTCAGCGCCGCGCGCTCCACCAGATCCTCACGGCCGCCGCGAGCGAGGGCGCGAGCCGCCACGTCATGATCGCCTGCGTGATGTGCGCGACGCAGGAGAGCGGCGTCCAGGCTCTCAAGCACGGCGACGCGGCGCGCAACGACACCATCGGCTACTTCCAGCAGGGGCCGGAGTGGATCGACCCCAGCGCCGCCCTCGACCCCGCCGCCGGCTGCCACGCCTTCCTCGACGGCAAGAACGGCAACTCCTGGCGCAAGAAGTACGGCTCCCTCGACAAGGTCCCCGGCGGCTACGAGGCCGCCATCAAGGGCGTCCAGGTCAGCGTGGGCGGCTACGCGCAGTGGGAGGAGGAGGCGACGCACACAGTGGAGGCGTGGGGCGGCTCCGCCGGCACCAGCGAGGGGAGCGCCGCCAGCACCGTCGGCGCGGGGGGCAGGCCCGCCTCCTACCAGTTCTCGCGCAACAAGGACGAGGACTCCTGGGTCGCCATCGCGCGCCTCGCGGAGGAGGTCGGCTGGCGGTTCTTCATCGTCGGCCAGGCCTGTTACTACATGTCGGAGGAGGAGCTCTACGCGCGCCGGCCCCGCTACACCGTCCGCCCCGACGACGAGAGCGTCCTCGAGCTCGCCTACGACGTCGACTGGGGCAAGGCGGTCAGCGAGGCGACGCTCAACATCAACCTCGACCGCTGGGGCGCGCCCGTCGGCTCCATCGTCGAGCTCGAGGACTTCGGGCCCCCCGATGGCCGCTGGCTCGTCACAGGCAACTCCCGCGACTGGTTCTCCCCGACGGCGGAGCTCACGCTCAAGCAGCCGGGGAAGGCGAAGCTCGAGCCGGCGACGACGCAGACGAGCGGGCCCAGCGCCGCCGCGGCCGGCGAGGGGGAGGGCGACGTCGGCGACGGCTCTGCCGCGGACCGCCTCTACAACGCCTGCCAGGAGATCTCGAGCAAGGGCTACCCGTACATCTGGGGCGGCGGCCACGGCACCGCGGGGCGCCCTGACGGCGGCACAGGCACGCCGTCGAAGAACTCCGGCCCGCCGCCCGGCTACGACTGCTCCGGCTCGACGGCCGCGGCGCTCAAGATGGCGGGCCTCGCCTACCAGTCGGGGCCGGCGGACGTCAGCGGCACGATGGCGGGCAAGTGGCAGGCCGGCCGGGGGAAGGAGTGCACCGTCTACGCCAACGGCCAGCACGTCTGGATCGGCTTCGAGAAGCGCGGCGACCGCTTCGACACCAGCCCGCACGCCGGCGACAAGACGAGCGAGCGCGGGCCCAGGCTCCGCGGCAAGATGCGCTCCGACACGGGGTCGTTCAGCGCCCGCCACATCGGGGGGATGTGATGCCGGAGCTCCTCGATGCGACGCGCAACCAGCCGGGCCAGCAGGACCTCAGCGTCCTCGAGGGGACGGTGCTCGAGCTCCGCGGCGAGAAGTTCCTCTCCGTGGAGGGCTCGACCGCGCTCATCGGGCCGCTCAAGGGCGCGGACGCCGCCAACGACAAGGCCAACGGCGTCGCCGTCGTCTCTCAGCGCGGGACGCCCTGGGTGGTCCAGCCCTCCGCCGGCGGCGGCGGCGCGCTGCTCGTCCGCGGGTCGTGGAACTGGACGACGAGCACGACGGCCGCGGCCAAGCAGCACGTCGGCCTCAACGCCGGGACGTGGCTGGCCGCCACCGTCGTCCATGTCGCTAAGGAGACGGGGGCGGGAGCCGATGCGGGCACCGTCCTGAGTCATCTCGATGTCGGCAACGAGATGTTCCTGCAGGAGACGGACGACGCCGCGAACTGGGGCCGCTACGGCGTGACGGGGCCGCCCGTCGACCGCGGCGACTACTTCGACGTCCCGGTCTCCGCGATCTCCGCGGCGGGGGTGCCGCCCGGCAACCAGCGCGCCACCACCGTCGTCGTGGGGGCTGCCGGCGCTCAGGGCGTGGAGGGCCCGCCTGGCCCAGTCGGGCCGATGGGGCCGCAGGGGCCGAAGGGCGACAAGGGCGACCCCGGAGCTCAGGGCCCGCAGGGCGTCCAGGGGGCCCAGGGCCCGCAGGGCGCGACGGGCGCTACGGGCTCGACGGGCGCCCAGGGCCCTCAGGGGCCGCAGGGCGCTACGGGCACCGGGATCACGATGAAGGGCTCCGTCCCGACGAGCGCGAGCCTGCCCTCGAGCGGCAATACGCAGGGCGACGCCTACATCGTCCAGGCCGACGACAGCCTGTGGATCTGGGACGGCACGCACTGGGTGAGCGGCGGCTCGATCCAGGGGCCGCCCGGAGCCACTGGCGCGCAGGGCCCGAAGGGCGACACTGGGGCTGCCGGCCCGACGGGCCCGCAGGGCGTCCAGGGCATCCAGGGCCCGCAGGGGGCCACTGGCCCTCAGGGCCCCGTCGGCACCGTCTACGACTCTGACCAGATCGGGGTCATCAAGTCCTGGTCGCGCAAGACGATCCCCGACAACTGGGTTCTCGCGGACGGCGCGCGCTACACGCAGGCCGCCTTCCCGCAGGGCTACGACATGGCGAAGCTCGAGGCCGACGCCGGCAACCCGCTGTGGACGTACCGCACGACGCCCGACATCTCCTTCACCGTCCCCAACCTGGCCGACAAGTTCCTCCTCGCTCCGGGGGCGAGCGCGCTGGGCGCTACCGGCGGCGAGGCCAGCCACATCCTCACGCCGACTGAGACGGCGATGAAGGCCCACAACCACGGCGGGGCGACTGGGCTGCAGAGCGCCGACCACGGCCACTTCTCGCACGGCCACAACCCGCCGGCCACCATCGACGGCGGCTCGTCCTACAACGTCTCCGGCCAGGACGTCGGCGGCAATCTCGGCGGCGTCACCGCCAACCACAACCACGCGATCCCGTCCGAGACGGCGACCAACGGGGCGGCGCACAACAACATGCCCCCGTGGATCGCCATCGCTCAGATCGTCAAGGTCAAGGGCGTCAGCATCGACTCCGCCGGCGCCATCACCGGGCCGCCGGGGGCCCCGGGAGCGAACGGCAAGGACGCCTCCATCGCCCTGATCATCGCCCTGGGAGGCTGAGTGACCGACACCTTCAAGAAGCTCGCGCAGGCTCAGCCCGGGGTCGCCGCCGCCACGCTCTACACCGTCCCCGCCGCGACGCAGACGGTGGTCAAGCAGATCCGCGCCGTCAACACCGGGACCGTCCCCGCCAGCATCAAGCTCTGGCACGACGGCGTCGCGGACGTCAACGTCATCCTGCCGCCCGTCACGCTGCAGCCCGGCGAGTGGGGCGAGTTCGACGGCCTGATCGTCGGGGAGGCCGCCGACACCTTCAGCGGCCTCGCCTCCGTCGCCGCCACCATCACCGTGACCATGTACGGGCTCGAGATCAGCTAGTGGGCTTCCAGTTCTACGACGCCTCCGGCCGGCTCAAGGAAGTGGTGGGCCCCGGCCCAGTCATCGCCCTCGACGCCTGGCACCTGATCGGCGCGGCCGGCGAGCCCGCCTTCCAGAGCTCCTGGATCCACTACTCCGGCTACGGGGCGGCCGGGTTCCGCAAGGACCCGACTGGGCGCGTGGCGCTCAAGGGTCTGATCCAGAGCGGCACGATCAACGCCACGATCTTCACGCTGCCCGCCGGCTACCGGCCGCCCAAGGAGATGCTGTTCGCGCCCAGCAACAACCAGAACTCCACCACCGACCTGCGGGTCAAACCGGACGGCACGGTAGTCCTGGCGAGCGGGACCAACTCGTGGCTCTCCCTCGACGGCATCGAGTTTGACACCGAGAGCGTCCTCTCGCTGCCGGGCGCTCCGGCCGCCGGAGCTCCGCCGCTGGTCACCGCCCTGCCCTCGAGCCCGCCCCCGGTCGACGGCCAGGAGTGCTACTTCCTCGCGGACGCGGCCAACGGCGTCATCTGGCGCCTGCGCTACCGCGCCGGCTCGAGCTCGCCCTACAAGTGGGAGCTCGTCGGTGGCCAGCGGCTGTATGCCGTGAACAATGCGGGCGCCAACATCACGAGCGCGACGTTTGCCGATCCGCCGGGCATAACGCCTCCCTCGATAACGGTTCCGCTAGCGGGCGACTACGACATCTATCAGGCGGCGCAGTTGCAGGCGCCGGGCAGTCAGTTCATTGTGGCGGCGGTCAAGGTCGGGGCTGCCGCCGCCGTCGACGACGACGGCATCATCACGACTGCTGCTCAGGACTATCCGTCGCGCAATCAGCGCAAGACCGGCATCGCGGCGGCGACCGTGATCAAACACCAGTACCGCGTCAGTGGCGGGACCGGCGGCATCCTTCGCTGCGAATTGGCCGTCATGCCGGTGAGGGTGGGCTGATGGCCTGGGAGTTCTTCAACGCGCTCGGAGCTCTCAAGCGCGCGGACGGCCCGCCGGCCGTCGTCATGGACCCGTGGCACGTTGTCGGTGCGGCTGGCGAGCCCGCCTTCGTCAACTCGTGGTCGAGCTTCGGTGGCGTCTACAGCCCGGTCGGCTTCCGCAAGTCGCCGGACGGCAAGGTGATGCTGCGCGGGACGGCCCAGGGCGGGGCCAGCGGCACCACCATGTTCACGCTGCCGGTCGGCTACCGCCCGCCGGGCGGGAGCTATATCCCAGTCCTGGGTGACGGCGGTGCCGCCGGGAACTTCGTCTACGTCAACACGGACGGCACCGTTCAGGGCAGCCGCAACGGCACGACGCTGCATCTTGCCAACGTCGAGTTCGACACCGACACCGTCGCCGCCTACCCGCCCTCAGCGGGCCTGACGACAAGCTTCCTGCTCGAGCAGGTCCTCTCGATCCCGCCCGCCGTCAAGTACTACGGTAGTAGCGGACCCTCGGCCAACGTTCCGGGCGGTGGCTGGACGGCCACGCACACCGACGGCAGCGTCGTCAGCCATGTCATCACGCCGCCCATCGACTGTTGGTGGCTGTGCAAGATGAACGTGCTCGCCAGGGTGCTCGATGCCACCTGGTGCCGACTTGAGTGCCGCATCAAGATCGACCCGGTCGACGCCGACGGGATCAACTGGTCGAACGGCAGCATCATGCATCACAGCGGTGCGTGCGACTGGATGCAGGTAGCCGGCGGGGCCAGGAGCTTCAAGCTCAACAAGGGCACCACGTACACGCTGACGATGCAGCTTTACGCCGTCACCGGCACCTGGAACGTCTACCGGGCGCCTGAGCATATGTGGCTCGGTCACGACGGGATCAGACCGCGATGAGAGGATCGAGCCGTGGCTGACACGCTCCCGCACCTCGCCCTGCCGCTCGAGCTCGCCGGCCCGCGGTACGCCACCGTCGACCAGGACTCCTCGAGCGAGGTCGCCTGTTGCGTCGAGGCCATCGTGGCGTTCCCGAAGGGCTACCGGGCGGAGCGCCCCGACTTCGGCATCGACGACCCCACGTTCGGGGGGCTGCCGCTGGCAACGGGCGACCTCGAGGCCGACGTGCGCGCCTGGGAGCCGCGCGCGGAGCTCTCCCTCGAGGAGGAGGTCTCCCTCACCGACCCCGGCGCCGTCCGCTTGACCATTCACGTCACGACTCTGGGAGGCTAGGCCCGTGCCGTACCTCGAGCTCGAGCTCACCGGCGACTTTGACAGCCTGGCGAACATCGGCCAGAACTACCTCCGCACGCAGATCCCCGGCTGGGAGCCGCGGCCCGGGAACATCGAGACCATCCTCATCGAGGGCGTCGCCCAGATGCTCGCGGAGGTCGTAGACCAGGTCAGCCTCGTCCCGCCGGCGGTCTTCGCGGAGATGGGCGAGACGATCTTCGGCATCCCCATCCGCCCCGCCATCCCCGCCGTCTCCACGGCGACGTTCACCGTCTCCGCCGACGCCCCCGCGATGACCATCCCGCAGGGCACGCAGATCACGGCGGAGAGCCCCTCCGGCGAGGCCGTCGTCTTCGGCACAACCCGCGACGAGCCGGTGACCTCCACGGGCGCGGCCCAGGCCCTCGCCGTCCCCGTAGAGGCCCTGGTGCCCGGCGAGGCCGCCAACGGCGCGTTCGGGGACTCTGGCTCCGGCACGGCCAACCTCGTCACGGAGCTCGCGGGCGTCGATGCCGTCGAGCTCGCGCCGGCGCAGGGCGGCGTGGAGGAGGAGGACCAGGACGCCTACCTCGACCGGCTCTCAGACCTCCTCGTCATCATGGCCCCCAGGGCGATCACGGCCCGCGACTTCGGCATCGTCGGCCGCCAGGTCCCGGGCGTCGGCCGCGTCCTCGTCTTGGACCTCTACGTGCCGGCGAGCGGCAAGTTCACGGCCAACCCCCCGACGGCCGTCGGCGACTCCGGGGCGGCCACGCCGGCGGCGCAGACGAACGTCCCGCGGGCGACGACGCTGGCCGTGACGGCGGAGGGCGGGGCGCCGCCTGACCCCTCGCTCCTGCAGCGCGTCTACGAGGCGATGGTCGAGGCGCGCGAGGTCAACACGCTCTCCTACGCGATGGCCCCTGAGTACACGACCATCGACGTCCAGGGCACGGTCGTGGCCTACCCCGGCCACGACCCCGCGACCGTCGCCGCCGCCGCGGAGGACAGCGTCCGCCAGTGGCTCGACCCCGCCTCCTGGGGCCAGGACCCGCAGGCGCGGGAGCCTACGTGGGCGCAGAACACCGTGGCGCGCCTCTACGAGGCGGTCGACTGGGCGAACCGCGGCCTGGGCGTCCACTACGTCTCGGACATCCAGATCCGCAAGGCCGGTGGCTCGTTCGGGACAGCCGACGTTCCCCTCACCGGCGACGCCCCGCTCCCGCTCGCCGGCGCCATCGACTTCGCAGGGGTGGCCCCCTGATGCCGCCGCCCGACCCCCCGTTCGAGCTCACGAAGCTGGCCGGCCGCCTGCGCGAGCGCGCGCTCCCGCTGGGCGAGGGCGAGGAGCTCCGCGGCTGGGCCTACTCCATCCTCTGCGAGGCGCTGCTCAACGCAGGGGTCGAGCTCGAGGAGGGCTTCGACCCCGACGAGCCGCACTACCCCGTCGGCGTGCTGATGACGTACAACGCGCCGGCCTGGGCGCTCCCCTGGGCGGCCCAGATCGTCGGGCTCGCGCTGGGGCCGGGGCTGAGCGAGGAGCAGTCCCGCGACCTGATGCGCGACGCCCCGAACTGGGAGAGCGGGACGACCGGCCGGATGCGCGCCATCGCCAGCCTCTACCTGACGGGCACCAAGACGATGTACTTCCGCGAGCGCGACGCCTCCGGGACGGACCCCGCCTACACGCTCGAGGTCGTCACGCTGACGGGGGAGACGCCCGACCCCGCGCTGCTCCTCGCCGCCCTGACCGCCGCGAAGCCTGTCGGCATCACCCTGACCGTCCGCCAGGTCCCCGGCTGGGACTACCAGCAGATGACCATCGACGAGGGCCTCTACTCCGCCCTGCCCGCCCGCTACGCCACCTACCGCGTCCTCTCTGAGGGCCCGAAGCCATAGGAGGAGCTCGAGTCAATGGCCGCCCCATCTGGCCGCACCCCTCGCCTCGCCCTTCCGTACCCGACGCCCGATGACGACGTCGACGTCCCGCGCGACCAGAAGGCGCTCGCGGACAGGCTCGACGCCGGGGCCACGTACATCGTCGGCGAGATCCGCTGGCTCCCGATCCTGGCCGTCCCGTTCGGCTTCCTGCTCGCGGACGGTCGCGCCCTGGATCGCACCGCCTACGCGGCGCTGTTCGCCGCCTACGGCGTCACGCACGGGTCGGGCGACGGCTCGACGACGTTCAACATCCCCGACCTCCGCGGTCGCGTCGCGGTCGGCGCGGGCCAGGGGCCGGGGCTGACCTTGCGTGCCATCGGCACGCAGTGGGGCGTCGAAGCGGTCCTGCTCACCGACCCCAGGCAGAACGCCAGCCACGGCCACGGCAACACGGGCGTCACGAACATCGACCACACCCACGGGCCATACCAGGCCGGAGGCTTCCTCTACACGAACTACGGGGTCGGCGATGGGGGCGACGCCGGAGCTCAGCCCTACTGGGCCGCGGACGGCCCCGCCTCCGCGCAGACCGGCGGTATGCAGTCGAACGTCGCCCACGCCCACACCACTGCCGCCAGCGGCGGTGGGATGGCCCACGAGAACATGCAGCCCTCCATCGCCCTTCCCGCCTACGTCTACGCAGGAGCGTGAGCAATGCCCGTCCAGGCCTTCATCAGCATCAACTACACCGCCGGCTCCCGGGAGGAGGTCCAGGCCTTCGTCGACAAGACCGCCTTCCCGGAGGGCGCGTCGATCAGCGCCAGCATCACGGAGCAGGTCGCCAGCGGCGTCGTTGAGGGCGGCGCGATCAAGGGGGAGGAGCCGCCGGCGCCGCCGGTAGCGCCGCCCGCCCCGTCGGAGCTCGCGGAGCCGCCGCCTGAGCAGTCGGCGGGGGCGCCGCCCGAAGGCACCGTGCAAGAGGTCATGGACTGGGTCGGCGACGACCGGGTCCGCGCTCAGGCCGCTCTCGATGCGGAGCGCGTCGGCCAGGACCGCACGACGCTGGTCAGCCAACTCGAGGCGCTCCTCGCGCAGGAGCCGACTCCCTGATGGCCGCCAACGGCAGGCTCCCCGCTTCTGACCTGGCCGACATCCCTGGCGGCCGGCTCCGCAAGGACGCCGCGGCCTCCTGGCTGAGGATGCGCCAGCGCATCGGGAAGGAGACGGGCGTCTGGATCTGCCCGACCTCGAGGCGCACCGCCTACCGGCCCATCGCCGACCAGAACTACTTCTGGAACCTCTACCGCTCCGGGCGCGGAGCTCTCGCCGCCGTCCCTGGGACGAGCAACCACGGCTGGGGCATCGCCGTCGACCTGCCGACGCCGGCGATGCAGGCCGCCGTCCGCAAGTACGGCAGCGAGTACGGCTGGGGCATCCGGGGCGGCGGGCCCTGGACGGACGCGCCCAGCGAGGCGTGGCATACGACCTACAACCCCGACCGCGACCGCCACCGCGGGGAGAGCCCGAAGGCGAAGCCGAAGCCGCACCCGCGGCGCTACCTCTCCGACAGCGAGAAGGCCGCGCGCGACACGCTGGTGAAGGAGCGGCGGGTCGCGAAGCGCAACGGCGGCTGGGCGAAGGTCGACGACTCGCATCTGAGGCGGGCCTCGAGGGCGAAGGCGCGCCTGCGCTCCCAGTTGCGGGAGATCCGCGAGGCGGCCCAGAAGGACGGGTGGGGCAAGAACAACCGCAAGCAGCGCGCCGACTACATCAAGACCCTGTTGGGGGAGACGTGATGACCGAAGACCCGAACCTGCCGCCGGAGGAGGAGCACCCGCCCCCGGACGCCGACAACGACGACCTGGCCGACGAGCCGGACGCCGCCTTCGACGACGACACCGACGACGAGGAGGCCCCGCTGGCCGACGATGACCTGACGGGCGAGGAGGACGACGGAGAGGAGACGCCGTGAGCGAGCAGGAGCAGCCGGCAGACGACGACCTCGAGCCAGGCGAGCTCGAGGCGGACCGCGCTGACGCGGAGGACGAGGACGACCCCGCGGAGCCCGACGTCTACGAGGGGGAGGACGAGGGCGACTCCGGCACCTACGAGGAGCCCGTCCCGCAATGAGCAGCTACTCCGGCCTGAACAAGACTCAGCGTATCCGCTGCCGCGACCGCGTTGTCGGCGCGGCGTGGCTGGCCTACACCCACAAGGGCGCCGTCCACTACACGCAGGGCGGCCGGCGCTGGGAGGGCATCCGCTCGAGGCTCAACGCCCGCAAGGGCCAGTACCCCCACTACGCCGACTGCTCAGGCTTCGGCTCGTGGTGCCTGTGGAACGGCCTCTACCTGGGGTTCGGCAAGGGCGACATCGTCAACGGCTGCTCGTGGAAGG